GGCCATCATACTCAGCGAAACTTTCGCGACAGGTATACCTTCTGGTTTTGCCACAACCGTGGAGAATACCGGGTCTTTCACAGCTGCGTACAACGCTACACAGCAAGCCGTAGACTTAACTAAAGACAACTTCAACGGTGGTTGGAGGTTCGACACAGTTCCAGCGTCTACAGCCTTGGATGTAGAAATGGACGTAGAGTGTACGGATATTCAGACTTCTAATTTCGGTACATTTTTCGGTCTGTTTCTTGGAGTGAGTTCTGGTTCTGGCGACGGCTCTCTGATTACGTACTCTAGGATAGTTAGAGACGGAGGCTCTTCTGGTGGGCTTAATGCTGGTGGGTTAAATTGGGGATTCGGCTCTGCCGTAGATACAGAACCATCCGGCAGACCTCTCTTCGAGTTTGCGGTTGGTGAGAGGAAATCTATCGCGATAAGAACTAACGTAGTTGGCTCAGACAGAATCGTAGAGATAGTGGTTGCTGGCCAACCTTACTACAAGTTATTCAAGGCGGTTAATTCCTTCACTGGTCTAGTTAGACCTACTTTATTTCTACGTAATGGGTCAATTAGACTACACTCTGTGGTTATCAGAGACGATGCAGTTATATCTGAACCAGAGAAGTTTGGGTCGGTGAGTAGAAGCGCCATTAGACACCTAACCGCCAGCACACCACCCTCAACGTTAAGCGTCAACGTATCGAAGGTCGGTATACGTAAAAATGTACACCAAACAGGGTCTGGTCTTATCCAAGGTACAGTCACAATAGAAAATATACCTGGATCTAGACAAGTCAGACTGTTTGATCGAAAAACAGGTTTGCTGTACGGAGAAACTTGGAGTAGTGAGGCAGGGTTCTACGAGTTCAGGGGTGTCGACCAAGAAAGAGAGTATTTCATAGTTGCTCACGACTATTTCCGTATATACAACGCAGTTGTTTCTGACATGTTAAACCCATGATACATTTCAGTCCGGCAGTTATCAGTGACAGGCTTCAAGCGTTCACACGGGCGTTGGACTCTGACGCTACTCAACCTGGTAAATTGTGGCTTTTAGATGGAGTTAAGCCCTCTCCAGGTCAGCCGGTAGGAACTTCTAGAGTACTCTGCGAGCTTGTGTTTCTGAAGCCAAGTTTAAGTGGAGTGTCCGGTTCTACTTTGACTCTTCGCAACCCTGCAACTGCGTTAGCCACTGTCAGCGGATCCGTGTCCTGGGCACGTGCGTTAAATGGTTCCGGGCAGTACGTAGCTGATATGGACGTGGGGCTAGACGGCAGCGGCGCAGCTGTCATATTGAACACTGTCGGGGGAAATTTGACACTGTACGCTGGTGGAGAAGTGACGGTCTCAGTAGCCAGGTTGGTGGAGTCGTGATAGTTGATATCAACTTCACCGGGGTTTATACACCACCAGCAGTGGGGGTGGTTAATCTGAATTTTGGTTCATCAGTTGTTGGGTCAGTCGATCCATCTCAAATAGCTGTACAAGCGTTGTTGCCAGCTCCGTACATGACGGTAAGTGTGGAATACGACAGCGCTGTCTCCAGGCCGCTGCAACGACTAACAATCAATAGTTGGGAACAAGGTTCGGAAATTTCTTACAGCTGCTCCCAACCCTGGGGAATTACCAATAAACTCAGAATAATCGACAATCTTGGATGGCTGGTCGGGTTGTCGACTAATTCATCAACAGCTGACGCTCATCAGCAATCAGCCGTTCTACGCTCAACCATCACCTGTCCACACCAACAAGCTGTCCGAGCTGGTAATCGTACATCAGACAACTGGTTGAGTTTACTGAGAAGCCTCCGCGCGCCTAACGTTGTATGGTCAGTAGCCGACCAAGTTTCTGATTTATCAGAAAGCGGCTTCCGACAATTGTCGAATCTGAAGCTGAGCAGAACTTTCATTTGGTCTGAGGCTACGCGAGCGCAGCTGCTGTATAAATTTATATTCGGGAAGGCCGCTAGTGAACCAGCCACTAGACGTGTACCTTGGGAGGTGACCGCAAATGTTCTGAATGGTGGGGGGTTTACACTTCCGGTGAAACCCCCGTACACACCGTTTTCTAACTTAAATTTCCTATGTAAATGTTTGTTCCCAGACGCACTGTCAGTTAGATTGAACTTCGGTTTGCTGGCTTGTGAAGAGTTGTCTGGACTGGTTCCTATTCAAAAGGTGTATTTTGTCGTGAACACAATATCATTGACATTAGTATCCGGCGGCTCGCCGGTCGGAATTTATTCCGCTTCCGTCGGTATAGATTCCAGCTCTTGGTGCTGGAGCTTCTCAGCTTCCATACCATATTCTGACTTAGAGAAAGTTGAGCCGACTGTCGCAGGCCCTGTGGAAGTTGAATTGACCATAAACGGTTTACAGTGGAGATTCCTAGTTGAAGAGTACGATCAAAATAAAGTGTTTGGGAAGACTGATGTAAATATAAGAGGCCGGAGTGTAACCGCATTCTTGGACAACCCGTATGCTCCTGTACGCAGTTTGAGCCAAGACAATCTGATATCAAGTAGACAGCTTGCGGAAAACGAACTTTCTCGACCAGGTCTTGAGACAGGGTTCTCGCTAGATTGGACTCTTGTGGACGCACTTGGCTGGGTTATGCCCGCCAATACGTGGTCGTACACAGATTTAACGCCAGTGCAGGTGTTCCAAGCTATTGCACAAGGATCAGGAGGGTTTGTCAACAGCCACCCCAAACTAAGACAATTACAGGTGAGACCTGAGTACCCGGCTCCGTATTGGGAGTGGGCTTCGTATGCGGTGGATAAGGTGTTGCCAAAGTCCGTGATCAAGTCTCAATCATTGCGGTGGTCTGAGAAGCCTAACTATAATGGGGTGTACGTTAGCGGAGAAAATACGGGTGTACTGGCTCTGGTGAAGCGTGCTGGTACCGCTGGAGATTATCAGGCTCCTATGTTCGTCAATCCAATGATTAGTGCTGCAAGCGCCGCCCGTAGCAAAGGACTGAGTATATTGAGTTCTGGAGGCAGGCAAGCTAATGTGGGTTTACAGCTGATAATGGAGCCTACGATAGGTTTACTTACCCCCGGAATGATTATAGAAGTCAACAATGCGGGAGTTGGCTCTGAAGCTGCTTGGCGCGGTTTGGTTAAGAGCACTTCAATAGCAGCCAATTGGAGTAACGGGTTGTCTGTTACGCAGTCAATAAATGTAGAACGGCATTACGGAGGATTGTAGCATGATTCTTGGCGGGGTATGGCGTAAATTTTTAGACCTTCTACCGAGCGAACCCAGGTTGGTGGGGGTTGTAACTGCAGTTATTTCCGCTGGGAGGTTTACAGTGCAACTCACTGGTGGAGGTTTTGTACAAGTAGTTGGTGAAGGCGCTTACTCGGTTTCTGACCGAGTATTTATTAAGGGCAAGAAGATTGAGAGTAAAGCGCCCGCTCTCACTTCTTTGATAATAGAGGTGTGAAATGGAACTTATTGAAAATTGGAAATTGATTCTGAAAAAGGCTTGGAGCTTGCGGTTGCTGACGGCGGCTGCAGTATTGAGCGGGGCTGAGTCGATAGCACCGTTTGCGCAAAACTACCTACCTCCAAGGTTATTCGCAGCCACTATGTTCGCCATAGTTTGTCTCGCATTTGCGGCTCGATTACTAGCTCAGAAAGAGGTGTCTGATGAATAAGCAAAATGGGTTGAGAGTGTTGGTAGCAGCTCTAAGTCTTAGCGGGGCAGGTCTCGTTGGCGTGGCTGTGCATGAGGGTTATAGAGCAGAAACATACATACCAGTGAAGGGTGATAGACCAACTATAGGGTTTGGAGACACTCATGGTGTAAAGCCTGGGGATAGAACAGACCCTGTGAGAGCTCTGGTGAAGCTTCAGCGTAATGTTAGTCAAGTCGAGAGACAGCTACAGACTTGCCTAGACGGTGTTCCTCTACACCAATACGAGTGGGACGCTTACGTGCGGTTGAGTATCAACGTAGGTGCAGGCGCTGTTTGTAAAAGCTCTATACAAACCAAGTTACGTAGATCAGATTATGTCGCAGCTTGTAAAACAATTCTAGATTTCAACAAATTCAAAGGAGCAACTCTACCTGGTCTCACCGCCAGAAGACGTGAAGAGTTCTCAACTTGCATGGGAGTTTGAGTATGCTAGAAGCTAAATTGGCTGCTTCTGTGTTCCTTATAGGGTTGCTGTTCGGTGCGTCAGGTGGGGGGTTTGTTGTACGCAGTTATGTCAACTCCAAGTGGGAGAGCTCTCTGCAAAAACAGAAGCTAGAAGCGACAACACAGCTTCTACGTGCGGAACAGCGTACACGTAAGCTGGAAACTGAGAACACACTTATTTCAAACAAATTGGAGGTGGAAAGTGAGATACAAAAATCTAAACTGTCAGAGCTTGAAAAAGCTAATCGCGCTCTCGCTGTTAAGTTTGGTGGGTTGCGCGACCCAGGACGTAGGTCGAGTTGTGTCAGAACCTTGTCTTCGACCACCGCAGCCGCCAGTGAGTCTGAAGCTGTCGCCAGTGGAAGCCTCCTTTCAACAGAGGCTACGGAATTTCTTCTTGACTTCTCCAAGCAAGCAGACTCAGCCGCCGAATACGCAAACACCTGCCACAAATGGATCGAACAATTAAACAGAAAGGATTGAACTATGTATCCAGACCAAATAGACCAAGCCAATGAACTAGCCGAAATGGAACGAACTGCTGCGGCTGCTATTCGTAAACCTTACTTACCAGCAATTGGCAGTTGTCACTTTTGTTCTCATAATTTGTCGTATGGAGTGTTTTGCGATTCTGACTGCCGAGACGATTACGAGAAAGCAGAAAGGAGCCGCGTTAGATGCGGCTCCTCTGAGCACTAACCTTGATCCACGTAACCAGGCCCTGGCTCACCGGACTGGTTACATTCCACTAGCTCTGCCAACAACTTTTGGCAATCCCGTAAATCCCCCACGGAAGTGCATTCCCTGCAAAGCAGTGATATTATGGAGTGCTCTTGGCAGTTAAGATCATTGGCCTCGCAGTATTCCTCAACTGTGTATGAAGTTTTGAGTGAAGGTGAGTACTCGAATTGTAACAACCCAGCAACGTTCAGCTCCATACACTTCTGTAAAAAGTGCTGTGCCTTGAGCAGGTCTTGCAACCCGTTTTTCTTTCGCCAACGGGTTACATACTTAGTAACTTGTGCCCTGAAGTAATCTAGCTTCCTTTCCACCACAAAATCCCAGTGCTGAATGGCAGACTTGTAGTGATTGCCGGAAACTTGAGTGTCATTAGCGTTCATTGTAAACTCCTTTGGACTAACTCCAGCCTTCTCAAAATACTTGAGTCAGACATTTTTCGCAGTGAATTTATCGCAGAGTCCAGACGCGACTTGAGTTTGGTAGGGTCGGTGGGATCTTGACCCCTGCAGCAATCTCGCAGTGAGATCAGACAATCGCAAGTCTCTAACAACAATTTATCGGGCTCTGGTAGAATAAAGTCAATTGTCGAGGGTCTACCTAACCTTAAAAGATCTTTACCAGCTGCTGCCATATGCAGAGCTGAACTGGCTGAACCCGCTGATAAAATGTAAACTAGCCACTGAATCCCGTAGTCTAGAACGTCTTTGTCTAAAATGCTTTGCGGGTTGAATCGTTCAGCTCTCAAAGATTTATCAGAGTTGTGGTATCTCTCCGAACATTTTTCTCTCTTCGCAGTTTTCATTTTCTATCCTTTCTTCGAGTAATCCAAGCAATTGCGGCTGCTTTCCAATCGTCTGCGCAGCAATGACTTGCCAAATGCAGAGCTCTATCAAAATCTCCTTCTTTGAAGGATTTGTGTGCCAGCATCATCGGGGACGCCACATCCTTGAAGAACGGTAGTGCTCTGCTGCAATCAGCGTCAGGGTTTTCAGCAAACTCCTCACACTGACTCAACCATCTAGTAGTTTCCTCGCGTTGACAAATGGGCTGTAAGATCAACGGTTGTGGAGGATCCTCTGTGGATGTCTGAAAGACCGCACGGAATTTTCTCTCAGCATCAATAGTAGAATGGACCAAATAACGCCGAGAATCTGCCCGTTCTGTATAAACGTGTAGGTTGTTTGTCATTTGGTGATAATAACCCAGCTCCAAGCCGGAAGCTATAGACACGTACTCATGCAACATACTCATGTGAACAACGTTAGCACCGAATAAACCCCACACAGCGTCATTGCTGCGGTTGCAAACCGTCATATCTAATCTACCAGATACGTAGCGGAAATAGATATGCGTGTTGCAAGGTAGATCCTTACTATCTTGACCACCAAGACCATCTAAAGTGGTTAAATCTCCGTTCGGAGACCACATAGTCAAAACAGCTCGTCTGGTTTGTTTGTCTTTCCGCAGCAGCTCAATTATGTCAAGAAGTTGATCCTCCGCAAAAAACTCTCGCCAGCGGAATCCATAAGCTCCATGTAAAACTTCTCCATCGTCTGAAAAATTACGCATATTGGAAGCGTAGCGAGCAACTGACTGAACGTCGTTACGCCCTGCCAGCATCCAAAGACTCTCGTATAAATGAAAGAACGGGTTGGCATCCCTAACTGAAGATTGGGATACGCGTCTGTGAGGTTGTGTAAAAGTGACTGTGCAAGGTGCAGGGGCGGCTAACACAACCCCGTTTCTGGTTTGCTCCTCCAACCCCGCTACACACAACCAGCTCAGAACCTCGCTCAACCCGTGATCCGGGTTGCGCGCCATAATTTGAACTGCTATCATACAAGCCCCTTGTGCGTAAATGGCTTGAGATCTGGACCAACCCAACCAGCAGGTTTCATTATTTTTCTGGACACAGAGTCTACGGTGATAACACCTTCTGGAAACTTGTCCCAATTTGCCCTCCCCACTTCGTTGTAGGCTCCGAGCACGTCTGCTCCTTGGCAAGCAGCAGCGCCAACACTTACCCAGATCAAGTCCATATCCGCGTCTAGAAGAGCTTCAGCACTGCCGGGCTGGTTCAGCCTATCGCTGACAACATCGTCTAGACGACCTTCTTTGAAGGCCCGTCCATGTGATTGCATCTCCTCGCTTAGTAGAGTTGAACCTCCATACACAGCTTCAATCTTCTCAGCCAATTCCTCCAGTTGCATACCAATATAGAACGCGGCTCGTTCTGGGTTAACCTGTCCAGGCTCCTTCAATTGCCCCGCCTTTTTGAACCATTCCAAGGTGTTCTGCAGTTCTCTCATGTCGTGCTCCAGGTTGTTGAGGGTTTGTATAAAGAGCGTGGTCTACCCTCGCCGTTGTTGACGCGCTCCCATTTATCAAATTCACAAAGAGAATGTTCTATTTCTCGCAGCTCTAGCTTTGGCCACTTTTCGCTCGTAGCTGGCCAACTGTCTTTGCATATACCGAGCAGTTCTATCATTTTCTGCATAGCCTGTGATTGCTTCATAAGTTTATGTTGAACATCTATGTCTGCTACTCTATTCAACCCGCGCAAAGCCCCAGGCCCTGCGTGAGCGAATTTATCTATATCACCCCAGTTTCGCCCGTATCTTGTGTGACGCATATCAGAGACTGCCTCATAAGCCATGAACCCACCCCACCCTCTACCTTTTAAAAGCACTTCGTGCGTTCGTTGCATGCTTTGAGTTAAAGCATCCTCTATATCAGAGGCAAAACTCAGTAGACTGCTCATGACTAAATGCATTGTCACCCAAGGTTTGTCCGGTGGGCAAGAGCCTTTTTTCGCTACTGTATTGAGCATGTAAGCCCCAGTATACACTTGCTTACCAAGAATCTTACGAGCGTTCATTATTTGTCTAGCCCTCTCAGGACACCAGTTACGCAAGCTAAGTTGGTGTGGCCAGGCCGTCCTATCCGCTATCAATTCAGCTAGAGTTTCAGGGTAGTTTATCTGTCTAGCCATGCACAACATAAACCAAAGATTAGGGTGTTCTGAGAAAGGCTCTCGTATGTTCTTTCGGATCCATACAGACACTGTGTCTAACTCTCTG